TCGCCGGCGAATTCTTGACGGTCTATGGCAATTTCCGGTCGGCAATGACTGCAGCCGGGATCCCGACGACGGCTCCGCTGCTAACCACGGAGGGCAGTTTTGGACCTGCGTCGAATAGCAACTGCAGTTCTCCGCTCAACGCTACGGCTTGCCTGTCGGCACAAGATCAGGTCGCATATATCGGACGCTGGCTTGTTCTCGGTGCGAGCACCTGGGCAGAGGGTGCCGGAATGCTCCCGAGCTGGTACGCCTACGATCTCAACTACGGGACTCTGAATGGCAGCAGCGGGATGAATCCGCAGAATTCTTCCGCATACGGTCAGATGGAGTCCTGGCTCGCCGGCGGCTCTTTTTCCTCCATGTGCACGACGGGAACGCCCTCAACCGTTTACGTTTGTGACTTCAGTGTCGCCGGCGCGAACCGCGAAATCGTTTTTAACGACAACGCCGGCGCGAGCGCGAGCTACACCCCTCCGGGATGGGCTCTGTATCAAAAACCGTTGTTAGGCACTCAAAGCGGCATCAGCGGGACCGTTTCCGTCAACAACACGCCGATTCTGTTGACTCCTACCGGGTCGAGCTCAACGGGACCGAATCCGCCGACCGGCATCACGGCGACGGTCGAGCCCTAAAAAATGCCCAAAGGATCCGGACGTCGGCCGCTTCCGACGGCGGTCAAGCGCGCGCGCGGCAATCCTGGCAAGCGCAAACCGAACGATGCGGAGCCGAGTCCGGCGCCCGGCGTCCCGGAAATGCCCGCCGGTCTGCCGCTCGCAGCGGCCGAGGAGTGGAAGCGCATCGTCCCGGAGCTCGAGACGCTCGGAGTATTGACGCGAGTCGATCGCGCAGCTCTCGCGGCCTATTGCCACGCCTACGCGCGATGGTTCGAAGCCGAGCAGGAAGTTCTCGCGCTCGGAATTGTCGTCCGCGAGCCGATCCTGATCGCCGGCGAACCAACCGAGTTTTGTCGGTATAAGAAAAATCCGGCCGTGTCGATTAGCGAAGGCGCAATGAAGTTAATGAAAGCGTTTCTCGTCGAGTTCGGAATGACGCCGAGCTCGCGATCGCGGATCCGCGTCGAGAAGCCGAACCAGACCGAGGATGCGATGGATCAATTTTTGAGCAATGCCAGGGCGCCGGCGGATCCGGCGAAGCGTGTCAATTAGAGCGATCGTCGCCCTGATCCTAATGGCCGTGTGCGTCACTCTGTTCGATTTCATAGACGCGAGCCGGCCGCTTACGATCACGACTGAATATCTGGCAATGGCTGCGGTCTCTATTTGTTTCGCGCTGTACGTGCTCGCGTATCTCGATCCCGATGCCTAAAACAGTCGCGCCAGAAACGCATCCCGCCGAGAAGTACGTCTCGGACGTCCTCGGCGGCGGGATCGCCGCGGGCAAGTGGGTACGGAAAGCCTGCGAGAGGCACCGCCGCGATCTGCGCGACAGCGCCGCGCGTGGGCTCTGGTTCGATCCAGTCGCCGCGCAGCGCGTGATCGACTTTTTTGGTTTCTTGCGCCACTCGAAAGGCGAGTGGACCGGGCAAGCGTTCACGCTTGAGCCCTGGCAGCAATTCGTCGTGTGGGTTTTGTTTGGCTGGAAAAAAGCGGACGGCTTTCGCCGCTTCAACCTGGCTTACATCGAAGTCGCGCGCGGCAACGGCAAAACGACGCTGCTCTCCGGGATCGGCCTGTATTTGTTTTTCGCCGACGGCGAGGGCGGCGCCGAGGTGTACTGCGCGGCGACAAAAAAAGATCAGGCGAAAATTCTTTTCAGCGAAGCCGAGCGCATGCGCGCCGCGTCGCCAGCGTTAAAGAAGCGGATTCAAAGTTTTCGAAACAACATGAATATTCCCGGCACCGCGTCGAAGTTCGAGCCGATCAGCGCGGACGCTGACACCCAAGACGGCCTAAACGCTCACGGCGGGATCATCGACGAGTTTCACATGCAGAAAACCCGCGAGCTCCTGGACAAGATCGAAACGTCGATGGGAAAGCGCCGGCAGCCGCTGCTATTCGAAATCACGACGGCCGGCCACGATCGCACGAGCATTTGTTGGGACCAGCACGAGTACGCCGAGAAGATCCTCGAGCGAATCAAAGAGGACGACACATTTTTCGCTTACATCGCCGCGCTCGACGACGGCGACGACTGGCAGGACGAGCGCGTCTGGATCAAAGCGAATCCGTGCCTCGGGACTTCGGTCAAGATCGAGGAGCTCCGCAAGAAAGCGCACAAAGCCACGCAGAATCCCGCCTCGATCAATTCCTTCCTTCGTTACCGGCTGAATAAGTGGACCTCGAGCGAGACGGCTGCGATCCGCGTCGAGGACTGGCGCGCCTGCGTCGGCTTCTCGCTCGAGGGGAAAGACGCCTGGGCGCTGCGCTGCGAGATCGAGAAACGCTTCGAGGGCCGCGAATGTTTCATTGCCGTGGATCTGTCCTCGACCGAGGATTTGTGCTGCTCTCTAAAATTTTTCCCGCCCGACGCGCCAAGCGATCCGTTCGTCGTGATCCCGCATTTTTGGCTTCCCGAGGACAAGCTCGAAGAGAAAAAAGCGGAATGGCGAATGCCTTACGACGTGTGGCAGCGCGAGGGATTCATTCAGACCACGGAGGGCAACGTCATTGACTATGACGCGGTCGAAGCCCAGGTCCTCGACGACGTTTTTCGCTACAGCGTCCGCGAAATCACCTTCGATCCCTGGAATGCGACGCAGTTCGCGAACAACCTGCAGCGCGCCGGCATTCCGCCCGAGAAGCTCGTCAAGTTTCCTCAGACCGTCGCGCACTACGCCGAGCCGACAAAACGGCTCCTCGAGGTCCTTATTCCGCAAAGAAAAATCGCGCACCTGGCTAACCCGATCCTGGCCTGGAACGCCTCGAACCTCACCGTCCGGGAGGATCCAAACGGTTCTAAACGGCCGATGAAAGGGAAGGGCCGCGGAAAGATCGACGGCATGGTCGCGCTTCTGATGGGGTACGGCCGTTTCATCGGTTCGCCTGACTCCGAGGAATTTTATTCCGGACCGGCCGAGGTGACTCTGCTATGAGACAACCGCTCCCGTTTTGGAAGCGCGTCGGCCTGGGCATGCGTTTTGCGATGGCCGCGATCGGCGGCCAGGCTCTCCCGCCCTACGATGATTACTGGTATCAGCGGTCGGGATATGACTCCGCCGCCGGCATGGCTGTCTCGCCGGAAACGGCGATGCGTCTTTGGTCGGTTTATGCCTGCGTCCGCGTGATCTCCGAGACAATCGGCTCGCTTCCGTTCATCGTTTACAAGCGCCTCCCGGACGGCGGGAAAGTTCGCGCGCCCGAACACCCGCTCTACAAAGTTCTCCACGATTCACCGAACCAGTGGCAAACCTCATTCGAGTTTTGGGAAATGATGAGCGCGCACCTGGAGTTGCGCGGCAACGCTTTCGCGACGATCGTTCAGGGACCGCGCGGCGCCGTCGATCAGCTCATCCCGTTACATCCCGACCTAGTACAGGTTTATCGCCTCCCGAACGGCCGGCTGCAATATCAGGTCCGCTCGCGATGGGAATCGACGATTGACTACTACACCCAGGACGAAATGTTTCACCTTCGCGGAATGTCCTCGGACGGCCTGGTCGGACTCTCGCCGATCGCATTGCAACGCGAGACGATCGGCACCGGGCTCGGCATGCAGGACTACGCCGCGCGTTTTTTTGCAAACGACGCGAAGCCTCCCTATGTGATCGAAATGGCGAAAGCGTTCAAGGACGATGCGACGCGCGATAAATTCCGAGAGTCAATCCAGAAATCGCAGACGCAGGAAAACCGGCACAAAGTCATGCTGCTCGAGGCCGGGATGACAGCGAAAGAGCTCGGGCTCACGAATAAGGATTCGCAGTTTCTCGAAGCGACCCAGGCGACGGCGATTTCAATCTGCGGTGTGTTTCGTATGCAGCCTCATAAGATCGGGATCCTTGATCGCACGACGCACAGCAATATTGAGCAGCAAGCGATTGAGCACGTTACGGATACGATGCGCCCGCGCTGCGTCCGGATCGAACGCCGCGTTAACGTGGATCTGATCGATCCCGTAAGCGAAGCCCTGGGCCAGGGCGACGACGAATATTTCGGCGAATTCCTGGTCGATGGACTCCTGCGCGGAGATCTCAAGAGCCGCTATGACTCCTACGCAATCGGCCGTGGGTACGGCTGGATCAGCTCGAATGACGTGTGTCGCACCGAAAACATGAATCCGATCCCGCCGGAAAAAGGCGGCGACGACTACTGGCGCCCCGTAAACATGGCCGTGATCGGAGCTCCGCCGCCGGCGAATCCGCTGCCCGGATCCGCGCCTCCCGCCCAGGAGCCCGATAAGAACACGCCTGATACGACTGGTCCCGATTCGCCTCCCGCGGATCTCCCGGACGACGAAGGCGAAGATGCGACCGCCGATCGCCGGCTGCTCGCGCTGCTCGCCGAGGAGAGCGCCGGCCGCATCGTTCGCAGGGAAGTCGCCGCGATGCGTAAAGCTCTCAGCTCTCCCGAGACATTTGAAGAAAAAATGCAGACGTTTTACGGGACGCATGCCGATTTTGTAGCGCAGGCCATTTGCATCCCGGATCGCGCGGCCGAACGCTATGTGCAAGCGAACCTAAATAGATTGCGAGAAGCGTCGGACCTCGAGGATCGGGCCTCGGTTTTGGACTGGATCGAAGATACGGCCGCCCAGGAGCTTGCCTCTGTCGCCCTCGGGCAAGTCCGCCGGATAGGAGCTAAAAAACAATGAGGTACGGACGAGTCATTACCGAAATTTATCGCAAGCCCTGGGCAATCCTGCCCGAAAAGTTCGCGGTGATCGAAGAGATCGTCGCGCTCCGCGCTTCCGGAAAAACATTCTCCGAAAAAGAAATTCGAGCGCGCTTGGCGCCGCACCTCGAGGCGGCCGCCGGCAGGTCCGGAGCGCAGACCTACGGCGTCGTCGCCGTCATTCCCATTTACGGCGTGATCTCGCAGCGCATTAGCCTTATGACACAAGTGTCGGGCGGTGCATCGGTCGAGAAGATCACGAGCCAATTCCGCCAGGCGCTCGCCGATTCCAGCGTGCAAGCGATCGTTTTTGACGTCGATTCTCCTGGCGGCGCCGTCGAGGGAGTTCCGGAGCTGGCCGAGGAGATATTCAAATCCCGCGGCAAAAAGAAAACCGTCGCCGTCGCGAACGGACTCGCGGCAAGCGCGGCCTACTGGCTGGCCTCGGCCGCCGGCGAGTTCGTCGTCGCGCCGAGTGGCGAGGTCGGCTCGATCGGTGTGTTCTGCGCGCATGAAGATCTGTCGGCCGCGCTCGAAAAGCAGGGAATCAAAATCTCGCTGATCTCCGCCGGGAAGTACAAAACCGACGGCAATTCATACGAGCCGCTCACGCCCGAAGCGCGGGCGGATATGCAGGCGAAAGTAAACACGTTTTACGAAATGTTTGTGAAGGACGTCGCCAGGTCCCGCGGAGCCTCGCAAGCCTCGGTGCGAAACGGTTTCGGCGAGGGCCGCCTGGTTCTCGCCAGTGACGCACTCAAAGAGGGAATGGTCGATCGCGTCGCAACCATGGATCAGACCCTTGCTCGCCTGGGCGCGGTACAAGCCAAACGTATGACAGCCGCCGCCGTCCCGCCACGCCTGGCCGCCGCGGAAAGTTTTCCCGAGGGCGGCGACGACGACGATACGGAATGCTCCTGCGAGTGCGGTCCCTGCGCGATCGGATCGTGCGAGGCCTGCGCGAATGAAGCCTGCGCGAACGATGCCTGCAGCGGGGCCGGATGCCCGAATCAGGCGGAGGAAACGCCTGCAGCTCCGCCCGCGGCTCCGGATGCAAGAAAGTCTCGGGCAATGCTCGAGCGCGAGCTGCGAATCCGAACTCGCTGATCGACCAAAAAGTTTACCCGTTTCCCGGCTCGGACGATTCGCCCGTCGGCGATCTCACCGAGCCTTTGTTGTGTAAGGGCAAGACGCTAAACCGAAAGGCGAGCCCGTCGGCGCGCGCGGACAGCTACCAAAACAAAACTTCAAAACAGGAGAAATACCGATATGTCCGAGAACATTAAAGTCCTACGCCAGCGCACACGCGAGCGGGAAAAATCCCTCCGCGCGATCCTGGACAAGGCCCAGGCGGAAAGCCGCGAGCTCAACGAGGGCGAAAGCGCAGAGTACGAAACGCACCTGAAAGCTCTTGCCTCGATCGACACGCAGCTCGAGCGCGAAGAGAAGCTTGCCGAACGCGAGCGCAAGACGACTCCGTCACGCGACAACGAACCTCAAATCGCCGGCGATCCGCAGCGACAAGGGTTTCCGAGCTTCGGTGAATTCCTGCAGGCCGTGGTAAAGGTTTCGCGCTCCGAGGGGCGGACCGTTGATCCGCGCCTGGGTATGCAAGCCGTCGCGACAGGCCTCGCCGAAACCGCACCTTCCGAGGGCGGATTCTTGGTTCAGAAAGACTTTTCGGCCGAGCTGATTAAGCTCATTCACGAAACCGGCCAAGTGGTATCGAAGTGCCGGCGCATTCCAATCGGCCCGAACTCGAACGGCGTGAAAATCAACGCGATCGACGAAACGAGCCGGCAGGATGGATACCGTTGGGGCGGAGTGCTCGCGTACTGGGTAAACGAAGCGGACACGCTGACTCAATCAAAGCCGAAGTTCCGTCAGATCGAATTGCAGCTCGAGAAACTGATCGCTCTCTGCTATTCGACCGATGAGCTCCTGCAGGACGCGGCCGCGCTTGAGGCCGTTATCGGCCAGGCGTTCGCGGAAGAAATGGTTTTCAAAGTCGAGGACTCGATCATTCAGGGCACCGGCTCCGGGCAACCGCTCGGCATTCTGAATTCGCCGGCAACGCTGCAGATCACTCACGACTCGGGAGACTCGGGCGCGACGATCGGCACGAACGACGTTCTCAATATGTGGAACCGCATGTATTCGCCGAACCGCATGAATGCGGTTTGGTTCATTAACCAGGACGTCGAAGCGCACCTCTATCCGTTGACCTTGGGATCGCCGAGCCTGGCGCAGATCCTGCTCTACACTCCGCCCAAGGCTGGCGAAAAGAACGGCTGGCTCCTCGGCCGTCCTGTAATCCCGATCGAGCATTGCGCGACGCTCGGAACTCCTGGCGACATCATCCTGGCCGATATGACGCAGTACCTCATCATCGACAAGGGCGCACCGCGACAGGATTTTTCGATTCACGTCCGTTTCTTGAACGACGAGGGTGTTTTCCGCTTCGTCTATCGTGTTGACGGTCAACCGGCATGGCGCATTCCGCTGACTCCGAAGAACGGCTCGAACACTCTGTCGCCGTTCCTCACGCTGTCATCCCGATCCTAACGATCTGAAACCGAGCCGGGCCTCTCACGAGGCCCGGACCTCGAGAAAAAATTCAAAAGAGGAGAACCAAAACCATGAAGGGATTTGTACTGGCAGAAGAGGGGCACATCGTACAGGTGATTACGCCCAAAAATATTACGGGCGGCGCGAGCGGCGCCGTATTTTCGATGGAAAGGTATCAGCACGCAAGCATCATCATCCTGCTCGGCGTGCAGGCAGCCCAAGCAACAAAAATCCTGCTCAATCAATGCACCGACGCGAGCGGCGATGGCGCGACGGCGATCCCGTTCGCGCTCTATACCCAGGAAAGCGCTAACGCCGACGTTCTCAGCGCGCGGACGCAGCAAACGGCCGCGGGCTACACGCCGACAGCTACCGGAGGCACGTTCTACGTCATTGAGCTCGACGCGAACGAACTTTCGGACGGCTATCCATACGTGCAACTCGAGATCACCAACGGTGCGAATGCGGATTACGCATCGGCTGTTGCGGTTTTGAGCGGCGCGCGTTACGCCGAAGCGCAGAGCCCGACGGTCCTCACCTAAAGGTGGACTGTCGAGTCCGCGAGGCTCGTGCCGGCGGGCCGAGCTTCGCGGATTTTTTCGAGGTGAAAAATGTTTGTGCGAATGAATGGCGGTAAACGTGTCGGCGAAATTGTTGAGGTCGAGTTTGCCATTGGCCGCGAGCTTATCTCCCAGGGACGCGCGATACAGCATTTTTGCGACGATCGCGCGAAAGCTCCGGTCCTGCTCGCGCCGATCACTGACTCGCTCAAGAAATCGCCGCGCGAGCTGCTCGCCGAGCTGGCCGCGGCCGGCGCCGCGACACGACGCTCCGACCAAAAGAAAAAGGTCAAGAGGCGATAAATGTCATCGCTCAAAATTGTTTCGCCGCCGGCGGCCGAGCCGATCCCGCTCTCGGTTATCAAGAACCATTGCCGGATCTCGATCGCGAACGACGATCAGCTCGTCGCCATTTACGCTCAAGCGGCGCGCGAGCTGGTCGAATCCGAGTCGGGACGAAGCCTGGTCAACAAGCAATATTGTCAGTCGCACGATCGCTTCCCGCACATTCACGACTGGACCGACCGCGGAACCGGTTATTTTATTTCAGCGCCACGCTACTCCCGCGATCATCGTCACGATCTCCGCCAGCAAATAAAGCTCCTGCGAGCTCCGCTCGTCACCGTCGATTGGATCGAGTACATCGACACCGATGGAGATCTGCAGACGCTCGACGCGGCGCCGGAACTTCACCAGACCTCGACCGAGTACGTCGTCGGCGACCAGTTCCAGGATGAAAACGGAAACCTGCAGGAGGTGACCGCGGTTAACGAGGATGACGAGGACGAGACGTCCGAAAGCGCGGCCACACCGCCGACCTGGGCGACGACTCTCGACACCCCTACAACCGACGGGGATCTGACTTGTAATTGCATCGCGGTTCCGGCGCCGGTCGGCGACTTCCTGGTCAATGGCGACAGTGAGCCGCCTTATGTGACGCCGCTTTTCGGCCAGGTCTGGCCGCTCACTCAACAGATTCCGGAAGCGGTGAAAGTGTTTTTCACGGCGGGATATGGGCTCAACGGCGACGCCGCGCCGGCGACGCTGCGAGTCGCGCTCATGCAATCGACTGGCGTGATGTACGAGAACCGCGAAGCGCTCACTGCCGAGCAGTTCCGCCTGCTCGAGTGGTATGACCGCCTAATCTGGAGCGAGCGCGTTCTCGACTACGATCCGACGAAATAGAGAATTCCCGTATCCATTGAGATCGGGAAACGACGCGGGCGCTCCTCGAAAGCGGCTTTTAAGCCGTCTGGAGCGCCTGCAAATTTTGTTCCCTCGGCTCGCTGCCTCGCGGGCCCATAAAAGCGGATCCGGGCTCACCCGGCTCGGATCCGCTCTCCCTCTCCGAAGGGAAAAGGGAAAAGTTTTTCGCCCGGAGGGGCAGAAAAAAAGGAGAAACATCGAATGTCACAAACGAACGTCGCATTACAGACACCTCTCGGCCCCTATGCTCAACCATCGGCCGGGCAGCTCGCTATCACCGAACAGGCCGCCGACGCCTCGAACGGAAATAAATTTACCCTCAGCGGTCACGAGGTCCTCGTGATGCACAACACCGACACGGTCGCGCAGACCGTGACGATCTCATCGGTCGCTGACAACGAAGGACGAACCGGCGATATCACCACGTACTCGATCGCGGCCGGCGCAATCGCCGTTTACAGCTTCCGCGGCGGAGTCGGCGGCTGGCAGCAATCGGACGGCTCGGTTCACATGCTGGCGAGCGCCGCGACGATCAAGTTCGCGGTTCTCACTTTCCCGAACTAACGCCATTGATCCCGGATCTGCGCGCAGGCGAGCTCAGGCACCTAATACAAATCGTCAGCCTGAATCGCACGCAAGACAGTTCCGGAGGATGGCAAGAGGACGACGGAAGCGTGTTCGCGGCCGCCTGGGCAAGAATCGAAGCCCTCAGCGGCCGCGAGCTCATCGCCGCGCAGCAAAAAGTTTCAGACGTCACGCATAAGATCACGATCCGATATCAGGAGGGGATTCTCGCCTCCATGAATGTCTGGTACGACGGCCGCCAGTTTCAGATTCAGGCCGTTGAAAACCCCGAAGAGCGCAACCGATATCTATTTCTGCTCTGCGTCGAGCGAGCGAACTCCGCTTACGAGACACCGGCATGAGAAAACTTCCGACAGAACCCGACGTCCTGGCCGGAAAGCTCTGCCCGGTCTGCGGTGCGCCGGCGACCTGGTCCGGCGTCGAGCTGAAGGAGATCGAGCCCGACGTGCGGGAATGGAACGGGATCAAGAGGCGATATGCGCAATTCGAGGCGCTTCCGAATTTTGTTTACGGATGCGCGAAGCACCCCGGCACAGTTCGCGTTTTCAATCTGGACGGAACGGTCGAGCTCCTGGCCGCCGGAAAAATGCAGCTCTCGGCCGACGAGGTCTACCTGATTCCGAAAACGATCTACCTGGTCCCGAAACCTTAAAAAGTGGCAAAAGTTATCGAGGTGAAGATCTCGGGCTTGGACAAGCTCGAGGACGCGCTCGAACGCGCACCTCTGCGTGTCGCCCGGAATATTATGCGGCGCTCGCTCGCGGCCGCAGTGAAGCCCTGGCAACAAGAAATGATCTCGCGCGTTCGCCGCGGCTGGCATCACTTCGCGAGCACCGCGGTCAAGGGAATCAGGGCGCCAGGCGGAGGCGCGTTCGGTGGCCGTTCACGCGATTTTGGCGTGATCGCGCGCTCGATCGGGATCTCGACGTCGGTGCGCAGCGACCTCGAGGGCGTCGCGCGCGTCGGCGTAAGCGGCAAAGCATTTTGGGCAAAGTTTTTAGAGTTCGGGACGGGATCGCGGGAACGTAAGCAGCGCGGAAAACGATCGAAGGGCAACGCCGGCGGGAATTATATGCCGGCGTTTCCATTTGTGGGCCCGGCCGGCCAGTCGCGATCGCAGGAAGTCCTGGACACGTTTACGACTGGGATTCGTTCGGAGATCGAGCAGGAGCTCGGCAAGTAAATGCTAAGTGATGGACTGCAGAGCCTCTTTCTCGCGACTCCAGCGATTACCGCGCTCGTCGGCACCTCGAGAACGGACAAAACCAACGGCATATTCCCTGGACTTGCGCCGGCACAAACTCCCGCCCCTTACATGGTGATGCGCTGGAGCGCGGCCGAGGACCTGATGACGATGGACGGCCCGGCGGGATGGGCGACGGTGCGCGTCCTGGTCGGATGCTATGCGAAGCAGTACGTCGATGCGAAGCAACTCGCGCTCGCCGTCCGCAAAACTTGCGAGGCCTTTACCGGCGCGCTCTCGGACGGATCGGTGATCGGCAACATGAAAACCACGCGCGAAGAGGACACCTTCGAGGACGGCCCGTTTTTGTACGGCACATTCGTCGAGCTCGAGATTTTCTACAGCTATTCCTAAAAAGTTTCGCCGGCCACAAAACCGGAGAAAGGCCGCCCGTGCCGCATCTGCGGACGAAGTTCGGCCATTTTGAAAAAAGGAGAACCAGCAAATGAGTCAAGCTATTGCGGCACGCGGTACGCAGTTACAGCGAAGCCCGGACGGCGGAACGACATTCGTCACCATCGCCGAGGTCCTCAAGATCCAGCGCTCCGGATCGAAGGCCGATCTCGCCGATGTGACAAATATGGACTCGCCCTCAAATTTCCGTGAGTATCTAGCGACGTTGCTCGACAGCGGAGAAATTTCGTTCGAGTGCAACTTCATTCCAGGATCGACGATCCAGGCGACGATGCTCGCGGATTTTAACGGGCAGGTTTTGAGCACCTGGAAGATCGAACTCCCCAGCACGGCCGGCCATTGGGTTTTTACGGCCTGGGTTGCGTCGGACGACTTCGATCTGCCGATCGACAAACAGGCAACTAAGTCGGTGAAACTCAAGATCACCGGCGCGGTCACCTACACCGCGGGCAGCTAGTTCCCGTAGTTAGCAGCCAGAATGGCGCGGTCCCTAACCAGGCCGCGCCATTTACTTTTTTTCGGAGGAATCAAAAATGCCGCATGGATCCCGGAACGTCGCTCCGATGATTAAGCGACGAATCGCGCCCTCCGTTCCGCTGACTCTCATGCTCGAGAGCGATGGAACTTCAGGGCTCACGAAATTAGATTTTCGGCTGTGCTTCGATATGAACGCAGCGGCCGCCATTCAAGAGCAAACCCGCCTGTTGCTAACCGATACGCTGATCTGGAAACACATTGCCGAGCCGATCGTCCTCGGCGCGATGTTTTGGGCCGCGCTGCTCGCGAATCATCCCGAATACAGATCCGTCGATGGCCTGGAGATCGCGCGCAGCTACGTTCAAGAGAACAACGCCCAGGAGATTATCGAGGCGCTTTGGAAGGCGTACCTCGACTTCGTTCCCCAGGACAAGCGCGAGCTGCTCATAAAGAAGCGCGCCGAGGAGGACGAACGGAAAAAGCTCCTGGCCGCCGGCGAGGAAACCGAAAACCCTTCAAACCAGACGACGGCCAGCGAGCCGCCGGCGACCCTGGAGAGCTCGACTGGCTCGAGCTCTGGAGTATCGCCCGATACGATCTCGGACTCTGCGATCGGGAATTCGGCGAGCTGAATTGGGCGCAATTCGAAGCGCTGCTCACACGGCACCAGGAAGCGCACCGGCGGCGAATGTACGCCGCCGGCACGGTCGCCGCCATGATCTACAACGCCAATCGGCGGAAGGACGATCAAGCAATAAGCCCCGAGGATTTTGTTCCGAACTATAAACCGCCCGAGCCCGAGGAAGAGGTCGAGGACTGTGACCTTGAAGCGCTGAAAGCATTTTTCGGAATTGAAGCTCCGCCCGATAAATCCATTTTGAAGCGGGAGAAATAAACCACTCGTGAGTTACGCAGTCGTTTCCGTCGGCATCTCGATCGGAATTATCATCGCCGTCGTTTCATTCTTTCGAGGACCCCGAGCCTAAATGTCCCTCTACTCCCTATTTGTCGATCTGAAAGCGAACACCGCTGATTTTGTCAGCGGAATGAGCACGGCCAGTTACGCCGCGAAAAAAGCCGGCCGGGATATCCAAGACGCTTTTTCCGGCCTGGGCTCGATCGCCGAGCGCGCGCTCGAGCCGTTCGGGGCAATCGGACGGACGATCTCGGACGCGCTCAACGAACTCACCAAGTCCGCCGGCGGATCCGGCGGCGCTTTCCAGCAACTCGGCACGCTCTTCGGCGAAACCGGCGTCGCATCGCTCGAGGCCGCGGGCGGCCTGGCCGCGGTAAGCGCTGCGGCGATCGGGATCTCGGTTCACGCCGCTGAGGCGGCCGCGCAGCTCTACTCGCTCTCGCAATCGACCGGAGTTTCGGTCGAAGCTCTGTCCGCGCTCGGCTATGCAGCCAAGGCGACCGACGTTCCGTTCGATGCCGTCGTCAAGGGCCTCGAGAAAATGGCAAAAACCGCGGTCGCCGCCGCGGAAGCGCCGAAAGGCACGATCAGCGCGTACAGCAAGCTCGGCGTATCGCTAAAAGATGCGTCCGGGAATATGCGGGACGCGCTCGACATTTTTGACCAGGTCGCCGATTCGTTCTCGAAAATGTCGGACGGCGTCGAAAAAGGCGCCCGCGCGCAACAGATTTTCAGCCGCGGCGGCGCCGCGCTGATTCCATTGATGAACGAATGGAATAATGGAATGAGAGAAGTGGTAACGACGGCGATCCAGCTCGGCGCCGTGATGGACGGGCAAACCGCCGCGGCCTCCGAAAAACTAAAAACGAGCATCACGCTCCTGGGCGCGGCCGTTGACGGAGTTTCTAACGAGTTCCTGCGTCAAATGCTTCCCGGCCTCATTTCCGCGGCCGACGGCGTTGTGAACTGGGCGGAACGAAATCAAAAGGCGTTTAGCTGGATCATTTCGGCCGTCGCCGGCGTCGCCGATGTTTTCCTGGTCCTGGGCGCGACGATCCATTCGGTTATTGCCGAGACAGTCGTTCTCTTGTTGGACGCCGCGAAACAATTTGCCGATGCATTCGAGGGACTCTGGATTGCGACGGCGCAGGCGCTCACCGGGAACTTTTCGGGCGCCGCGGACACGCTGAAACACTTTTTCGGCGACGCCGAGAGCGCCGGCCGCGACTTCATTTCTCACAGCGAACAGATCTGGAAGGATTACGGCCATTTCGTAAGCCAGGTTTACAGCAATATCAAACCGGGCCCAGGACCGACCCCGAAGCCCGGTCCGGTCGATCAGCGCGAGGCCGGCGGAGGCGAATCGCGCGAGCGCGACACCGTCTCCGATCTAACCTCAAAGCTCGCCGCCCAGGTCCTAGCGAAGGCCGCCGGCGAGGCGGACGTCAAAGTAACCGAAACGCTCTCCGATCTAACCTCAAAGCTCGCCGCCCAGGTCCTAGCGAAGGCCGCCGGCGAGGCGGACGTCAAAGTAACCGAAACGCTCACGAACCTAAACGAGCGACTGGTTTCACTGCAAGAGCGCCAGGCCAGCGTCAAAGCAGGACCGCATCCCGAGCAGGCGGCGCGCTTCGACAAACAGATCGAAGCGGTACAGCAATACATCGCCGAGCTCGAGTCCGACGTTCCCCGGATCCGCCAGTATTACGAGCAGATCGCGGCCGCGAAGGACGCGGTCAAGATCAACGAAAAACTCGACACCGAAACGCTGCAGTACGAGCGCCAGATCCAGGCGCTAAAAGATATGAGCGCCGCCTATCAGCAAGGCGGCGCGGCGATCGCATCGGCCAAGATCGACGAGCTGCTCGAGGGCGATCGCGAAGAGGTCGGACGCCTGGCGCAGGAGCTCGCGCTGCTCTCCTCGCAGCTCCCGACCGACGCGGTTACTTTTGAATCCTGGGCCGCTTCCCTGGTGCAACTCGGGCAATCGCTCGAGAACGCGCAGCAAAAAGTACAAACCAACCGCGGGCTCGCCGAACAAACCATCGTCCAAAAAATTCAGACGCAGATCGACGAGCAAACGAATTCGCTGCGAGCCGAGGCGGCCGCTTACGACGTCGTCGCGCGAGCTGCGCTCTCGAGCTCCGAGGCGCAGATTCAGGCGCAGGCCGCCGGCACCGCGAAAAAATTTGCGATCGACAATCCGAACTCGACTCCGCTGCAGCAAGAGCAGGTTTACAAAACTACCTATGACAAGCTCTCGCTCGAGCGCGAACAGACCGTCGTATCGACAGCCGCGCAAAGCGATCTCAATTATCAATACCTGAAGCAGATCGAGGAGCTTTCCGAGGCGAAGCAAGTCCTCGAGGATTACGGGCAATCGACGCTCACGATCGACGCCGAGATCTACGACGCCGGCGTAAAAAACATCGACCAGTGGGACCAGGCCGCGCTCAAGGTCGGAGACTTCACCGATAAGTTTCGCGCGCTCGCGAATGAGATCGAAGAGCAAGGCAACAACTTCGGCGAGAAATTATTCGGCGCGTTCGACAAAGCGATCGACGGCGCCGCCGACTCCCTAGCGAAATTCATCGTCACCGGAAAATCGAACTTCAAACAACTGTTCGAAGGGTTTTCCGAGCAGATCATAAAGGCCAGCATTCAATCGAGCTTCGCGCACCTAACCTCAACGATTTTTGGAGGCCCGTCGAGCGGCGAAATCGGGCCCGGCACCGTCGTCGGAAGTACCTCCGCTGTCGGAAGTCTGTTTCCGAGCGGCCACGGATCGAGCGAAGCGGCCGCAAAATCCGGGCCGCTGGGCATCCTGGCGCAGCTCTTTAACCAGCAAAAGCCGGCGAGCTCGCTCACGAAACGGCCGCTCGGCACCTCGACTGATCCGATTTACGTCGCGCTAACCGGCCCAGGCGCGCAGCCGAGCACGTTCGCGAACTCGTCCGGTACACCAGGCGCTCCCGGAGCTCCGGGCGTCGCCGGCGCATATTCCGCCCCTTACGGTGCATATTTAGGATCCGCGGGCGAGTCTCCAGCTCCCTACGAACCGGCCTGGTACCCGCCCGGAACACCGGCCTATAGTCCGACCTGGTATCCAGGAGCGCCTACGAGTGATGCCGGCGCACCCGGATCCGGCGTCCTGGGCCAATCCGCCGCGGCAATCCCGGCGCTTCCCGTCGGTCCTGGCGCGACTCCAGGCACAACCTCGTCGATCCAGACGCTCTCGCCGGTGTTTTCGACGGCCGCCTCGGCCGCGGCTCGTGGACTAGGCGGAGGACTCGGCCGCGAAATTAGCCCGCTCTTCTCGATCCTGCCGCGGATCTTCCCAGGTAACACGACGCACACGGCCGCGCCGGCGATCGCGGCGCCCGTCAATCTGTCCGCTTCGGTCGATCAGACTCCCGCGATCTCCTCGATCGTCTCGAGCTCTACCGCGAATTACCAAACCGGCCATTTGTCCCATTTGTCCAACTCGTTTGTTTCGAGCGGAGACGAGCTCTCAGCGATCGATAATTACCGCGCTTTACCAGCTCCCGCGATCGCGGCTTTACCTCTGAAACCTATCCTTTCCGACTCATATACTTCGAACTCGCCCACTTCTTCTTTTTCGACCTCATTTGAGGGAGAAAAACCGGAAGCGCCGAGCTCGGTAGGGAGCGGACTCGGAGCTCCATTGTCATACCCGTCTGCGGCGGCGGCTGACAATGCTTTGAGTCCGCTCCCTACCGCGCCCGCCGCGGACATTGGTGCGAATTTTTTAACACCCGCGTCAAATCTTTACGCCCCTGTAAATAATTTCGCAGCGAATTCCGCGTTCTCGTCTTTCACAAACTCGACCGCTGCGGCGCCCGGATCCATCAATTCGTTTTCCTTCGTTCCGCCAAGCGCGCAGGCGGCGCCGGAATTCTCGTTCGCGGGCGCACCGGGAGCTGCAGGAGAACCAGGCGCGGCGCCGCTCGCGAGCTCGCTCTCGATTCTGCCGAGCCTGCTATCTTCGCCGGCTCGTGAGTCGGCCGTCCCGAACCTGAATGTTTTGCGCGAGGTGAATCCGCTTCTCTCGATCCTTCCTAAGATCTTCTCGAGCTCCTCGAGCTCGGTTACGCAGACTGCGGCTCCGATCGCTCCGGCGATCGCCGGGCCACTTGGTGCGATCGGCGGGACAACCTCGACTCTACCGTTCGCGAATCCGTTCGGAGCTGCAGCTCCGCTCGCGTCCTCCGGCCTGCCCTTCGCGAATCCGTTTATTTCTCAGATCGGAGCGGGAGCTCCGTCGCTCGCGGGCCTCGGATCGTTCGGAAGTTTCCTGCAGCCTGGCGCGAGCACAACCGCAACGGCGCCGGCTGCGCCGTCGGTCGGCGGATCCGTCGCGAGCGCCGTCGGCGGCCTGGTCGGAGGCAAGTCGAGCGGAACGGCGGAGAGTCCGTTCTATGTGATCGAGGTCGCGGGCGGAGCCGGCGGGATCGGCGGCAAGGGCGGAGCGGGCGGAGCTCCAGGCCTCGGCGGGATCCTGGGCGGAGCCGGCGGCGGCCCGGACGGGAGCGCAGCAAATCCCTTTTACGTTATGTCAGCGCAAAGCCTGGCGGACCTGGGCGGAGCGGGATCCGGCGGCGACTCCGGAGGCGGAGGCCTCGGAGGCCTGCTCGGACTGTTCGGTGGAGGCCTGGCCGAGGGCGGCGACGTCGAGCCCGGAAAGTTTTATCTCGTCGGCGAACGTCACCCGGAATTTTTCATTCCAAAACAAGCCGGTCAGATCTCACCGTCCGTGCATATGAGCGAGGATCGCGGCGCGAAACATATCAGCGTGCAAAATCACTTCCACGGCATAAGCGATATGGATTCGTTCAACCGCTCGAGCGCGCAGATCACCGCGCAAATTTATCGGACGACGCAGATCGCCGCGTCGCGAGGTTAAACGATGGCATTTTTCGAAACCGAATTCCCGCGCTCAATCTCATTCAAAGCGCTCGGCGGTCCCGGTCGATCGACAATTATCAACCTGGGATTTTCCGGACAGGAAGCGCGAAACAAAAACTGGTTAAACTCTCGGCGGAAGTGGACCATCGACCTCACCACTCCGCCGCCCTCGCAGTTTTCCGGGACGCGCCAGCAATTCGTCGATCTTATGCTTTCGTTTTTCGAGGTCGTGGGCGCACGCTCGGACGCCTGGCGTTTTTTCGATCACGCGGACCACACCGCGACGAACCAACAGCTCGCGACTGTCAACGGAAACGTACAGCTCGTTAAAAATTACGTGATCGGTGGCCGCACCTATCAGCGCGTCATCACCAAACCGATCACCGAGGCGATCTCGCAGTACCAGGGAACCTCGCTCGCGAACACTGTTTTTCTTACCGGGACGACAACGGCGGTCACAGTGGACCCGACGACGGGGATTGTCAGCGGCGAATCCGCCGGCACGGCTGTCGATTTTCAGTTTGATGTTCCGGTTCGCTTCGACGTCGATGATCTGCAGATGCAAATGGAAGAGTCGGCAAGCGGGCAGCCTATCGTCACGATTCACTCGACGCCGA